GCGAGGATGACCTCTACGGCGTCGTGGATCTGCTCGGTCTCCTGCTGAAGGGCCATGCCGACCGATAGGCGGAGCGTCCACTCGACATGGCAGGGGCCGGTGCGCTTCCTGCCCTGCGGCATGACGACGATGCAGGGAGCCACGATCTCCGTCGGCCAGCCGGGGTAGACCGGCGCACCCGCAAGGGTATCGGCGAGGAGCTCGGCGAGGTCGCGATGCGGGAGGCCCATGGGTCAGCCGATGCCGAAGGTCTTGCGCCGCCCGATGAGCAGCGCCTCGATCTCCGGGGTAATCCAGCGGCCCGTGAACTGCGAGCCAAGGTCGCTGTTGAGGACGCCGAAGACGACATCCCCTGAGCGGTAGACCCGGCTGGCGACCTGAAGGGCCGCCGTGGCGACGGCTGCCGGCGCAGGGTCGGCGAAGACTTGGCCGCAGTAGGTCTCAACGATGTCGGTCGCCGCCATGCAGGAGGCCAAGAGGTTCTCGTCGTTGGGCGGCCCGTTGGGAACCTTCAGGGCGTAGCGGAGGGCCTCGACCGTCACCAGCAGATGCGGGCCGGCGGGAGGCTCGGGCGGAGGGATCTCGGCGACCGCCGAGATGTCGATCTCGTTGGCGTTGACCTCGGTCAGCGTCAGCGTGTAGTCGCCCAGAGCGGCGACCAGGTCGCCCAGCGTGGCCCGCCGGCGCGCTGCCGCCGGCAGGGCCAGCAGGAGGGCCGGATGGGCCGGGTCGGTCGTGGCATCGACGGTGCCGGCCATGACGGTCTGGGCGTCGATCATGTCGGCGATGGCATCGACCGGGGCGTCGTTGCCGTCGGTGCCCTTCACATGGCCCAGCGTGCCGCCATGGTCGAACCAGACGACGCCGCCCATGCCGCGCAGGGCCGCCGTATCGGCGAGGACTTCGCCTCCCGGGCCAGCCGTGGCCGCAAGGACGAATGTGAAGGCATGGGTGCCGGCGTCGATGTTGAAGCCGGCCCGGGCACGGGCGAAGGTGCCGCCGTAGCGGTCCACCTCCACGACGCCGGACGATGCCGGCGGCGCGGAGGCGAGCCAGAGCGGCTCCTGATGCCCCGTGCCGTCGTCATCCAGCCAAGAGATGCTGGCGACCTGGCCCTGATTCGCGTTGGCGAGGGTGGCAGACGAGAGAGGCGGCCTCGGCAGGATGACGACGGCGAGGGTGCCTCCCGCCTCCGGCCTGAGCCGGGACGGGATGGCAATCCTGCCGTTGCTCTCCAGATACGCCGGGGCCGCCATCTCGGTCTCCAGATCCTCGGGGACTAGGCCGTCGCGCCGATCTTGACGGCGGCGACGGCGTCGGGCTTGGCGTAGGTCGCGACATAGCCGTAGATGGCGGTCTCGACGCCAAGGATCCCCGGCTCATCGACGGAGAGGACGAAGGGCTGGTCTCCCGACGGCTAGGCGTAGAACTCCAGCGCGTCGCGGATCGGGAGATAGATGATGTTGTCTTCGACGGCCTTGGTGATGACGACGGGGAGGCCGAAGAACGGCCCGGGGCCGTTGAGGTCGGAGGTGCCGGAAGCGTTGACCGGCCCCATCGCGGGGAAGATCGGCCGCTTCTGGGCGTCCACCATCTTGGCGATGGTGCCCCATGTCGTCGCGTTCATCAGGGCGAGGTCTGGCCCCTGCTCCTGCTCGCCGTCCATCAGGGCGGCCCACGCCGTGTAGACGGCTGCCGTCAACTTCTCGCCGTCGGGCGTCGCGCCCGTGGCGGTCGGCGTGCCGGCGTACGCCTTGAGGCCCTTGATTGCCGTCGTGCCGTTGCCGGCCCCGGCGAGCTCCGCGTTGAGGAAGTTGCCGTAGGCGGCGACCATGTCGGCGAAGACCCGGCCCCAGTACGGCGTGCGGTCGATGAACTGGCGCGAGATGTTGAGCGCGCCGGCGACGGTGAAGATGTTGACCGGATCGGCGTCGAACTTCACATCCCGGCTGGCGACCAGCGACTTCTCGGCGGCCTGATAGCCGATGAGCGAGTGCTGGGTGACCTTGGGGCGGTTGAAGGTCATGCCGGTCTCGGGGAGGCCCAGCCGGGTGTAGGCGGCGAAGACCGGCACCCGGCGCACCAGCGCGGAGACAAGGTCGCCGACGACGGAGGGCGGGAGCGCGCCGGCGGCGACATCCGCCGTGGTCTCCTGCTCCAGCACGGGAGCGTTGGTCTCGCGGATCTCCATGAGGCGGGCCGTGGCGGCGGCGTTGCCGCTCGCGGAGCGGACCTGGAGGACCGCGTACTCGGCGGCGGTGACGGGGCGGCGAGTGATGATGGACGGGACCGCGAGGACCGGGCGGTCGTCGCGCTCCTCGGCTGCCGGCGCGGGCGGCGCGGCGATCTCCAGATTCTCCACGGGTGCTTCCTCCTCTTCTCGCGCCTCAACGGCGGTCGAGTGATACGCCGGCTGGGTCAGGAGACCCGCCTCGGCGATGACGATGCGGTCGCGGACGATGTGCCGGCGACCGTTGCGCTGCTCGATTCGGTCTCCGCCGGCGACGGGGTAGAAGCCGGCACTCGCGCGGAGCGCGCCCATGCGAGCGAGAGCGAGGCCACGGTCGCCTTCCGGCGTCGGGGCCAGAGTGCCGACGAGCCAAGTCGCATCGTCGCGGACCTCCCACTCCCGGCCCATGCCAAGGATGTCGGCCATCGATTCACGCCGATGGGCGTCGCGGATGACGACCTTCGTGGGGTCGGATCCTTCGTGGGCGGATGGCCCGTACTCCTCGGTGAAGGTGCCACGGTCGGCGATCTCGCCGTGCGGCAGGAGGCGGATGGCGATCTCCCGGGAGGCTTCCTCGCGGAGCTCCACGGCCTGTTCGTCGGTCGCGTGGATCATCTCGGGCATTCAGGATCCTCCTGAGACTGGGCGCATTCCCTCGGGGCTGGTCGAGACATCGGGCGGGAGGCCCAGCCTCCGCCGGCCCTCCTCGACGGTGAAGACGCCGCCGGCGATGCCGGCAATGACGGCGTCCAACTGGCCCTTGGGATCGGGACGCAGCCAAGCGTCGAGGTCGGCATAGGCGTTGGTGCCGCGCGGCAGGGCGTCGCTCCAGATGGACTCGATCTTGCGGAAGAGGGGCATCTGGAGGCGCAGGAAGTTGAGCCAGACCTGGTCAACATTCTGGTAGGTCAGGCTGGATCCGCCGATCTCGGCGGCCAGAAGCGTGGGCGGAACCTTGAAGAGGCGGGCGACATCCAGCACGCCCTCCTTGCGGAGGTCGGCGAGGGCCATGTCTACCAGATTCGGGACGACGCCCTCGTACTCGATGCCGCCGCTCAGGACCGCCGGCTCCCGGGTGCCGCTCATGGCATCGATCCACGCCGCCTTGAGGGCCTTGGCCTCGACGGCGTCGAGCGTCAACGGGTGCTTCAGGATGGCCGTGACGAGGCCGCCGTCGGTGAAGAGCCGGCGCGTGAACTCATGGGACGCGATCTCGCCGGCGATGCGGAGGCGTGCCAGTTGCACGGGGCCGACGCCGTGATCCTCGCCCGGGAGGCGCATCCAGTAGACATGGCGGATGTCTCGGTCGGTGTATTCGGTGCCCTGATAGAGGAAGACGCGCCGGCCTCCGCCGTCGCGCGAGATGTCTACCAGGTCGTTGGGAAGGATCGCGACGGCCTTGGGGAAGCCGTCGTCGCCACGGGCGTACTGGCGGAGGAAGACCTCGCCCCGGAGGCAGTAGGTGAAGGCGAAGTCGTAGAGGAACTCCGTCTGGGTCGCGCCCGGGTCAGGCCGTGCGACGATGGGCGGCGTGGGCGCAAGGAGGTCGTTGGGGCCACGGCGTGCGGCGAAGGGCGTGGCCGCAACGGTGCCGGCGATCAGGTCGATGGCGGCGAAGATGGCCGGGACGGAGAGGGCGGAGCGGTCGCCGACCCAGACGGCGTCGTACGGGCTGGAGGCCCGGAGCCGGCCCGGGGTGATCGATGCTGCCACTTCCTCCCGTAGACGGGCGTCCCGCCCCAGCAGCGCGTCGAGCCATCCCATGGCGTGGAGGTTACCAGCGTCGCGCAAGACTTACCAGACGGCTGGGCGCGGCGGCGCGGGGCGGTCGCAGAGGGCCACGGCCATGGTCGCCGCGCAGATGGCATCGATGGCCCCGGCGCTGCGCCTTCTCACGAACCTCCAAGCCTCGGCGTCCTCCGACCTGGCCGCCACTCGCGCGGCGGCGTTGAGGACCGGGTCGTTGAGGTGACGGAGGCGACCGCTCACGACATGGCCCAAGAACGCCGAACAGGCTTGCCGGAACTCGACGCCGCCGATGGCGATGACGGGGAGATCCTCGTCGGCCAGCCTCTTCATGGCGGCGGCGATGGCGGATTGCGGATCGTAGGCGATGGAGGTCTTGGGGTAGGCGGCGAGGAGCCGGCGAACCTCGGCGACGACGGCGGCCTCGTTGACCGGCGTGCCGGTCTCGGGCCAATCCTTGACGATCTCGACATGGATCCGCTCGGCGTCGTCGTCGCTTACCGCCACGGCGATGCTGCCACGCGCCCACGATGGGGCCACATCGACGGCGAAGGACGGCCTCGCGTCTGGAGCTCGGGAGTGCGGATCGCCGCAAGCATCCCAACTCCCGGGCGGTGCCCACGCCAATGTCGGGTCGGAGATCCAGCGGTTGAGGGTCTCGGAGGCGAAGCGTG